CGTTAAAGAAATTTTACACCACTCTACCTTAATAAAATATTATGATTATAATTTAATCACTTAAAATTGTATATTTGTACTCCTATTTAGCTGAATTTGTTATATATTATTCTTTTTCGTTACATTATCACTAAATTCAAGATAATTACTATTATCTTGAATTTAGTGAGAGCTTATTCTTTTTGTACTAACTATGTCATAATATGATATTATGACTCAGCTAGTAAACAATCTTATCTATTGATATGCCTCTATCTAAACAAAAATGCACTATATGCCTTGTAGGTAGTAAATTAGCTCGTACACACATTAAAATATCTTCTGCATTAGACTTTAAAGCTGTTGCTAGTATATTTGCCTTATGCTCTCTTGGAACATCTTTAATACTATTTTCTTTTTTAACTATCTCTAGTATTCTCTCAAATGATTGAAATGTAGTAACTCTTTCCATTTTAATTTCCTTTTTTATATTGATACATCTGACATGTTGTCTAAAATAAATTTAACACCATCCGGCAACTCACTAAGTCTTAATGCTTGTGTATTTTCTCTGTTCTCAAACCAACTACCTATTAAGAGCAGTCTTGCTTGATTTATTTCACTTATATCACCAATAACACCCGTATATGCTTTAACGATTGATTCTGAATTGATAAGTGCTGCTTTAATTATTATTTTTGCTCCATAGTATTTAAACTCATTTGGCATTAATTCATCACCATTAATTTCTACTCTATTTGGGTGATATGCTATTTTAAATTCATAGTAACCCTCTTTGTTCTCGTACAAGAGTTCTTGAGGAGTATTAATATATATTTGATGCAGAGAACTAGCATGAATGTAATTATTTACTGTGTTTAAACTTGCTTTCTTATACTGCTCTAATAGAACATTGAACTCTTCATCTGGTAAAACCATGTGAACTCTCACTAATGTTAGTGTGAGGCTATCGTCTGCAGTAGATTCAATTATCATCCGTTCTCCTTTGATGTTGGTGTACCAGCCGGTGCAAACAATTTGTTTCCGTCTGCAAGTTCTTTTAATCCAAGTCTCTTACGAGCTTCATTTTGAGTCATAATCCCACCCGATACCGCCGTGTTTAATGTCTGTATCTGTGTTTCAAATGTTCCCGTGATAAATGCACTTACATCGAACTTGTAGCCAACATCCCCGGAATAATTGATTTTTGAGTTAAATTCATCCTCTATATTTCGCAGTAGAGGGCTTATACAAGTTTTAAGGAACATAAGATTAGCTTCGACCGTATTACCGTATGTACCACTTGAGGCATCTAGCAAAGTGAGCGGTATATTAAATATCATTGATATATCTTTTAATTGAGCCTCTTTTAGTGACTGTACACTTGCATCCACTAAAGAGTTGTTATTCAGCTCTCTAAGTTGAATACCATCCGTTAGAGTTGGTATTTTATTCCTTCCACTTAGCCCTTGATATAAATCTGCTATCTTAGTTCTCATTGTTTCTAATGACTCCGGCTTATGTCTCCCTGGTATTTCAAGCCATAAAGCCGCGTTTAAACCATTGTCTAAATAATCTCTGATATGGTTTGTTGTTGCTGTAACCTCTTCAAAAAGTTTATTAAATGAATGTATTACACTTACTCCGATTTGCCCTCGTCCGTCATTAGTAAGTCGTTTAAAATGGAGCATTTGCCCAGGTAAAACTTTTTTATTATTACCGGTTTTTTCACTTTTTACTATATAGTAAAGTATATACTTTCTATCGTCTAAATAGATTTGAACGTCTTTGGTATCATGCAATAAAAGTCCGTCATTTTCTATCTCTACAAATGCATTTCCATCGAGAAGCATGTTTCGAACTATTGCACTTAAAAACATAAACTTTGTCATACCACCTAAAGGATCTGTTATAAAATCAAGTGCTTTATGCCCTGGTGTTTCAATTCCATTTACAAAAATATCAACCGGTAACGATGCAACCGCGTTTGATATGAGATTTACACAACTGTAAACCGCCGGAATATCTAAAGCATTTTGAGTAGTTCCGCCAAATATTAATGATTGAGGAGTGTTATCGACACTCAAGAGCCTTTTTTCTGTTGATTTTTTTCCAAACAAATTAAACATTTATATACCTTTTTAAAAGAAGTCTAAGAAATCAGCTTCACTTTCGTGAACTGAATATAGTTGAGTTCTAGCTAATGACATAGCTATACTTATCCAGGCGTCTATTTTTGCCGTTGTCGTATTCCCGCCACTACCCGCTTGAGATAGTTTTTTACTCATTTTCATATTTCCGGCACTATCATATTCGATAATGACATTTGATAACTGCCACCTTAAAAGTGGGTCATTGTTATGATGTAGCATTTTTTCAAGTAATAACCGCTCTATTTCCGCAGTTGGTGGACTCATGCTCACAAAACCCTGCCCGAATGGAATAAGCTCTATTCCCTCAGCTGTTAGGTCTGTAACGATTTGAGCCGATAAAAAGCGGTCATAAGCCATCTCTACAAGCTCAAAGTCTTGAGCATCTTTCACGATGTCATTAAATATCATTCTATAGTCGATTGTATTACCTGGTGTTATGGTCAAAGTTCCATTATCTTTAAATGCCCGGTAAACATTGTCGCCTCGTTCTCGTTCGTCATAAGCTTTCTCCGGCACATATGAGCGAACTATAGTCTTATAAGTTCCGTCCGTTTCGGGAAAAGTTAAGGCATAAGCACTTAAATCACCGGTTTTTGATAAATCAAGTCCACCGTAACAAGTCCGACCCAGTAGCTCACTTTCATCAAATAGAGTCTCTTTTGGTAACTCAAAATCTTCATCTTTAACCCAAACCGATGAGCTATTAGTCCAAACATTGAGCCGTTTTGTTAAGAACTCCGTGAGAGTTTGTCCGCCTTTTTGCTTTGCTTCATTAGATGCAACCCTAAAATCTTCCAGGCTATTACTTACACCTAGATTTGGATTTGCTTTACCCCACACTAATGGGTTAAATGGGTCATCGTCTTTATCTATTGATGCTATAAATACAAAGTGATTTTCATTTATTAATGCACCGCTTAGTATTTTCTCACTGTATTCTCGTTCTGCATAACAAGCTGATGCTTTATTAAATCCGGCGGTCGTGATAATTGCCATTAGAGAGTTTTTTCTAGCTCCCGTACTTGATTTTATTACATCGTATAAATCACTATTTCTATGTGAGTGATATTCATCTACAATACAAAAATGAGTACTTAAACCGTCCAAGGTCTTACTATCTGCTCCAAGTGGTGCAAATACACTATTACTTTTTGATGTCATCTTAAAGTAAGCGGTCTTAATCCGTTTTCGTAATGTGGTCGCATTTTTCATACCGTTAGCCATATCAAAGACTATTTTTGCCTGGTCTTTTTTTGTAGCAATAGCATATACCTCTGCACCGGCTTCGCCATCAAAGAAACCCATATATAAACCTATACCGGCTAGTAAAAAACTCTTACCGGACTTACGAGCCATTTCTAAGTAAGCTATTTTAAATCGTCTATTACCGGCACTATCTACCCACCCAAAAAGAGGGTAAACAATATCGTACTTTTGCCACTCCTCAAGCTTAAATTTTTGCCCGGCTAGTTCCCCTTTTACATGTGGAAGTTTTTCCAAAAATCTTATGACTCTAAGTGCTTTTTCTTCATCAAAGATATAACCTTTAGGTGGCGACTTTAAATCTTTTAATTGTCGTTTCCGGTTTAATCTTTGTAGCTTTCCAATACCAGGAGCTTTAGCTAGTTCCTGGTATATGCTAATCAAATTCGCTAAATTCGTCATCGTCTTTAGTTCCGCCCTGGTCATCTGAAAAAGCTCTTTTTCTACCTAGTGTTAATATACCAAGCTCTTTAGCTAACTTCATAAAGTTATCAAATGCCTTTTGTCGTGTGGAAATTGCCGGGTGTGGCTCTTTTTTACCCTTGTTATTGATAAAGCTACCCTCATGCTCTAAAGTCTTACTATACACATGATAATCAGTCAAGTTTTGTGCATAAGTGCCTATTAGGAGGTCATCTATTGTCTCATAACCGCCACGGTCTTTAAGATACTCTTGAACATCCTTAATGATAGATTTTTTATATTTTGCTATCTGCTCTTTAGATACATACTCTTTTTCGCCGGCGGAATTTCCAAATAAATCAGTACCCATTTAAGCCATCCAATACATAGATTTTTTACACTTGAGTGTTTTTTCGTCTTGTAAACTTCTAACACTTACCGATGTATCATCATAAGCCGGACGGGTAACGAGTGATACATCCATAATGTCTGATATTTCCGTAATAGTCCGTATATTTAAACTTCCGACCTTTTGCCAATGTTCGCCACCTGGTGCAACTCTAAACTCAAAGCTACATCCGGATATATCTCCTCTTTTGATACTTTCTAAAATATCATTACCATAAGATACATCCGGCATCTCAAAATTAAAAGTAAGACCTCTTTTATCACTATTTACTGCAAGTGTCTTTGATGTAGTTCTAGCTAGAACCTGGTTTAAGTCGTGATTGAAAATCGCTACAATATCGGGATTATTTTTTAAGGCTTTGTCAAAAGCTCCTGGAGCTATTCGTTCTTTAAATCCTCCAAGATTTTTAGAGAGAGCATTATAAACAACTGCATAACCCGAAACATTGCGACCGGTTAAATTAGTAAAATTGCTATTAAATCTTTTTTCGTTTTTCATAGTGATATTTCCTCTTCTTCTCTTATTGGCATTTCGCCACCGTATTTAATTTTATAAGCCTCTGGTCTCTTCATAGCTTTTAAATTAAAAGTTTTTTCTCGTGGTGTGATGATGTTGTGGCATCTTCTACACACCGGATATAAATTATCTATATCAAATGCTAGTGGGTCGTTCTCATCTATGAACGGCACTAAGTGGTCTACTATTACACCAACAACATAATGCCCTTTTGCAAGGCACGAAACACAAAGAGGGCTTATCCCAAAAACTCTTTTTCTAAGTTTTCGCCACCTGGTAGAATAATAGATTTTCGATTTTTTTCCATCTCGTTTATGTCTATCATATTCT